TAGGTCTAAGAATCCAGACACCATTATCATCTTTCACATCAAAGAAACCATCTTTAATCTTTTGCACAACTAACTCGACTATTTTAAGTCTTGCAGGTTCATGAAATCCCCTATTTGGTATTCCTTTATTATAATACATTTGGTTAGTGTGAACTTGATGTTCAACCCCATATTCATTTTCCATATTTTTCATATCTTGGAGAGTTCCTCCTGCAATTATTTTATAATCAAATATATTTTCTTGCAAGCCCCAAAACAATAATTGAAAATCATCATCAGAACTAGATTGATAATAACCATCTAACCATATACCAAAAACTTTTAATTTATGAGAACCAATATATTTCATACCATTAGTTAGATTAGTAATTATATAAAATATTGCCTCTACAGGTGACATATTTTTTAAAACAGTATCATCATAATTTCTGATTGATACTGGGTGTGTGTATTCGTTTTCCATTTTATTAAAAAATCATTTTCATTATAACATTAAATTTTAAGGTGTGCAAGTAACCATGTCACTCTCTAACCTATCTCCAAGAACTCTCTTCATAAGTTCAAGAGTTATTTGTTGTGGTCTTTGTTTCCAACCATACCATACACTTTTTTTACCTTTTGAATGAGGTGGAACTTTTGCTCTAACATAATACTGTTCTTCTGTGACATCGTATATTATTACTCCATCCTTAAGGAACCAATGTTTTTCTCCCCGATCATCCTCTGAACTGAAAGGAATCAATTTATCAGTATCAATAAGATAAAATAAAGCTTGTGAGGCATGATAACAATGTCCGTAATATTTGTATTTTTGAACATCATTAGGATATTTTAATCTTTTACCTTTTAAGAGATCTGGTGATAAATTCTCTTGAATTTTTTTAATTACTAACTCTATTTGTTCATAAGGATATGGTTCAAAGGTAAGAGTTCTTGTTTCAAAAATTTTTTTACCATCATACCTATGTCTCTCAACTATTTTCATTTGAATTCACACTCCATATTTTTTTTTAAGAATAACATCAAAATCTTTTGTAAATGTTTTTTCCAAATGATGTTTTGGGCATAACAACTGACATTTCTTTAATTCTTTAAAATTTTTTTTATAAGAATCTAGAGGATTTATATTATGAGATTTTGTCATGGGATCTATATGATCAAACTGTAAACGTTCAGTTTCATTGCAATTTGGATGAAAACATACACCACCCATATGCTCTACCAATACTTGTTTTCTATGTTCTCTTCTTTTTGTTCTTGTACCATTATCTCTTGTTTTTTCGTACTGTTTTTTTCTTATTTCTTTACCACCTCTATTATTATACCAATCTTTAGTGATATCGGATTTACGTTTTGCTTGTACTGGATTTTTTCTTTGGTTTTCAGCATTCTTTCTCGCCCTCTTAGCATCAGCATCACCTTCTGGAGTTCCTTTACGATCATAATATCTTTGTAAAGCAGGTGATCTATCTTCTGGTTTTATATGTTGTTTCATTTGAATTCACACTCCACCATAATCTCTGTTAGACATGCAAGAAGATTAATCTCTTGATCTGCTACGAATGCCACTTGATATTGGTATTTAGCCAAAACGAGTACAGCAGCAGGAATAGAGCTAGCGACTAAAGAATCATATAAACTGTCGTAGATACGACGGAAAAGTAAAGTAGTATCATTATCCAAGTTAGTGTTGACCCACTTACGTACTTCAGAGAAGTTTTTATCCTTAAGATTTTTAAGAAGTTCGTTAACAGATACATCAGAAAAAGATGCAAGAATACCAGAATCTATTTCACCACCCACAGAATATCTTTGACACTCATTTAACACTCTTCTCCAATCAGGAAAGTGTTTGTTTATTAATTCAATTATAACTTTCTTATCATATCTAACTTTCTCTAAATCAAGTATCTCTATGATTCGTTGGAAGAATCCTGCTGCGATTGTGGGTTTATCTTTCTTATTAACATTAAAGTCAATAACGGCACACCTACTATGGAGTGGTTCAATAATTTTGTTCTTGTAGTTGCAGGTGAAAATAAATCTGCAGTTTCTGGAGAACTCCTCAATAGACGCTCTAAGGAGGAGTTGTACGTCGGAAGTGGTATTGTCTGCTTCGTCAATGATGATGACTTTATGTTTCGACTCGCTCGTAAGAGAGACTGTAGACGCGAAGTTCTTCGCGTTGTTCCGAACAGTGTCGAGAAAACGTCCTTCATCCGATCCATTAATGACATAGAAATCTGCTCCTAATTCACTACACATTGCTTTAGCAACTGTTGTCTTACCGATACCCGGTGGGCCTGATAACAACATGTTTGGTATCTCACCACTGGATAGAAAATCCCTAAAAGTTTTTTTGATACCATCAGGGAGAATACACTCTTCAATTGTTTTGGGTCTGTATTTTTCAACCCATATAAAATCACTCATTTCTGTCCATCATAGTTTTGTTTTGTATGATAATTCTATTATTATCATAATCGGGAATAAATTCAAGTATGTCTTTATGCCCCCACATCAATTCCTCATAGAGAGAATTTAATCTCGCCATATCTTCAAAAAGATCGTTAACGTGTTCTTCTTCTTCAAACATTATGATACCCAATTAGGTTTACGATCTGGAATGCGAAGATAGTTATCTTTCACCCAAGGTTTAGATGCAATGTATTTCTTGTATTGAGTAAAGATATCAATACTTGTATCATACTTAAATTCATCAGGCCCTGCAAATGCAAAGTCTTTCACATCTTTGTGAATAGATAAATCTTTGTTGGTCTGTTTAGTAAAAACTTGTCTTGCCTCCTGTATTGTTTTTGAACATGAATGTATCTTATCATATCTTTTCCAATATTCATAGCATAGGGCAACACCATGAGCAATTAACCACGCAGTCTTATTGATATCCTCTGCTGCCCAAACTGTACAAGGATGTCCACGGAAAGCACCCTTCTTTGTATTATAAGGTGATCCATCCTTCTTATGGAGTAATTCATCTCCCCAATTAAAATACCACTTGGAGTAGACTACAGCCAACATCTGGCAAGTCTCAAGTGGCATCTTAACTATGTGTTTGTCTGGTAATACTTCTGCCGATTTGTAAGGGCATTGTTCAGTCACGAATACGTTCATAATGAGGTGGGATGTAATGATCGTTCCAGTGACGAATGTTACCGGCAACGATGAAACAGTTAGTGACTACAAGTTGTATGAATATAAGGGTTCGGATGATAGCAACAAAGTCTGCTTCTTTATCAGAATTACCAGACTTGTCACCAAGTGCCTTTGCCCAAATTCTCCATACTTTTTTCAACCTCTAGTCTCCTTTACATCATATTCTATCTCAATTACTCTACTTTGTCTACCCCCACTATTACACCTTAACATTTGTTTTACATTTCCATCTAAAAGAGTTGCAAGTTCTTCTATACGTTTAATGATTCGTTCTTTACTTTCACTCATTTTTTACTCCTGTAAGGTGGTTCTAATAAATGAGGCCATTTTTTGTAAAATTCCTCTGCAGGTTTGGGATCATAGTCAGGATGTTTTGAACTATTACATGATGGTTCCCAAGGTTTCTTGGAAGCATTTTTGATAACAATAAATCTATCTGCAGCGAATGTTCCTGCAAGATTAATTTCTATATCTTCACCATCAACCCAGTTCATACTACCATCCTTCTTGGTATGTTCCATGAGTCTTTGGATTTCATTAATCATTTCTTGTGTTAGTTTCATGTCATAGGATGGAATAAAAGGTCAGGGAAATAATAATTAAACATAATTAAAATTACCGATGTAATTGTTAACCAAATGGTTGCTACTACTGGTGCAGAACGAAACCATTTTGTATAAAATATTTTAAAAAAAGATTTCATAAGTATCTTGGAATAAAAGTTACCTTTTCTTTGAATTGTAATCCAGTATCTGTTTTTATAGGAGTATAATTTTTTTCACCCGGCAGTTTTCCTGTTCTTAGATAATCAACAATATCTCTACAACCTAAAAGATAAGCTACTGTTTCTTTATTTTCTTGACTTGTATCATCTAACATCTCAGTTAATGCTTTCATAAGTGTCTCTAAATTTTCAGTAGGTTTCTTATGTAAGTCAGGAGCGTATTGATTTCCATCAACAGTAAATCTAGGTTCAGCTTGTTTCATTCTTTTTTTGTTCAACTAAATGTTCAATTTCTGTTGCTACTTTATCCATAACTTCTCTGACATTTGTACCTGATCCAGAGGATTGATAATAGTCTTTCCCTTTTGGGGCATAGTGTCGAGTATGAAATGACCAGTGCCATTCTTTAATGTCCTCTGAATACCAAAATTGTAATCTCATTTTCTATTTTTTCTTCTATAAGATTTCTTAGATTTCTTTTTAAAAACACCAAACTGTGCTAACAAATAAACTGATAGCACAGTCCAGAAAACAACTTCTAATCCGATGTTATTCATTCGTAAATTCTGAATCAGGTTCAAGTGCAATAAAGTATGTAAGATTTAACTTACTATTACTAAACTTAGATAATAATTTAGATGATACAATTACATCATAAGAACCGGGAATAATACGAATATTCTCTACCTTAAAATTAAATACAAAATCTTTATCTGTTTCACCTACAACAACTGCAAACTCATTTGATGTATCATTCTTCTTATCTCTTACGACTAATTTAACTGCACCATCTTTACCAATAGCAGACAAATCAGGCAATTGATATACCGCAGCAGCCTTGAGCATTTTCTCAAGTGCCTGACCATCTAATTGAAAACATACATCTTCAGTTGGAAGTGTAATCTCTTTCTCAGGTGGTGCAATAATAACCTGTGGATCTGCATAAAAATACTTTACTCTTCTCTTACCTTCACGGATAGTAAGATATGTATCTTCAGTAAAATCTAAATCAGGGTCATGATGTAAACTTAATCCATTCAAGAATTGATTAAGATCATAGATGGCAACATCTCTTGGAAAATCTTCTGGTATCTCTGCTTCTGCAAGAATGTTCTTTGCAACAGATATAGTGCGTAACTGATTACCTTGTTTCACAAGAATAGAGTTATTAATACCCGCAAAATTCTTGAGGATATTGACAGTGTTGTCACTTAAGTTCATAGTCATTTTAGGTCGTAATTTCATTAGGGCATTTGGTCAAATTCACCAGAAGGCTTTGATGGTTCCCCGTAGTGCCCATCAAAATGTAATAGTAGCATAGCATAATGTATGACTTTTAGCAAGTCTGTTTTATTTTTCCCATCTTTACTTCCATATCTACTTCCATACTTGAGTATGTTAGCTTGACAAAA